CGCCGCCGCACCACCCTGGTGGCGCTGGTTTCGCCCAGCCAAGCGCCCACTATCTTGCCAAACCCTTCCCAAGTGGGTAAGGAAGGGTAGCCTTGATGCCATGCAAGGGTACACTCCACGGTTCACCGGTTCACGACTACGGGGAGAAGGAGAAAGAGAAAAACAACACAGACACACACTGTATATGAACCGCCCGCGAGCCGCCAGAGGTGCGAACACGTACGCGCTCACCTGGACCACAGACTAGGAGGTCCGCCGCTGCTACTGTTTTGAGTCGCACCGCCAGAACCGAGGTTCAATGCTACACGACACCCCACAAGGAGGCACATGGGTTTGTAAATCCCTAAAAGCCGGTCCGGACACTAGCAGGTCCAACTCGAGACCGGAACACCCCCTACGCCGCTTTCCCGCCTACACCGTGTCAGATGTGGGAGTCGAACCAAGCCTCATAGAGGCCAGGATCAGCTTCGTCCCAATGAGAACGTGCGGGCATCTCGAGAACAGGGTTCTCGAGGGTCACCCCAACCGAGAGGAGAAACCTCTCAGCCCGCACTTGGTCTTCGGTGGTCCACCCGAAGGCCCTCTCGAAGCTGACGCGCGCCGCAGCGCTAACCTCGACTACATCTTTCTCCTCCGCAAGCCACGCGCCGACGACAAACAAGTCGGACAGTGCGTCTAGAGGCACTGCCTTCCGAGTTCCCGTCTGCCTGAGGACAGAGAGGGCGGCAGACTGGAGAACGGGCACACCACGCGCCAAGGACAACTCGCACCTTGACACACCGTTCAACCAGCGCCTTCCAAACGCCGGCTCCCTCAGCCAACGATGACTGGCATACGAACCAGACAACACGGCCTCAGGCTCTCGGACCATGGTCCAACCCAAACCATGACCAAGAAACACCGGAGCTGAACGTCCGAAACGAACTCCCTCAATGTACGACACCGGCTTTTCTAGCGTAAACTCATGGCCAGACACCTCAAGCACCTCATCCGAGAAGGTTTCTAGAACACCGTCCAGGTCAGCCCGCTCCAGGAAGAGCAAGGCGTTGTCACCGTCGACCAGCGTATCCCACCGCACCCCGCGGTGGAGGGACATCACACTAATTACAATAGCCAGCATGAGCATCGCATTACCCATGCCTGT